TATGTAGTGTCTAAGTTTACTTTGCCTGTTATAATTGTCAATTCGTTCATTTATTCGTGTTTTTGTATAATATATTATACTAAATTATATTTCTTTAATGCTTCTTGATATGCCAAATGCGCTTCATATTCTGTTTTAAAACACCCTAATGACTTATTTTTTTTATTTATATATATTTGTGAATGCCACATATTTGATACTTTATTCCAAACTACACCAGTATATTTACTTTTACCTTTTTGGTCTTTAGATATGTTGACTCTTTGCGTAATAATTTGTAAATTTTCTAATCTATTATCTGATGGTATATTATTTATGTGGTCTACAATTAATTTATGACCACATGGCTTATGGTTTAAAAAAGCTATTGCAACTAATTGATGTATTTTACAAGGTTTTGATTGTTTATTTTTTCTTAAATTAACAAACAAATAATCTTTATTTGGACCGCAAAAATGCGGTTTCAATATAAGACCATTATGTGATATTTCAATATTCCCTATTCCTGTAAACCATTTTTTTGGCAAACTTTTTACTCTTCCTAAATTACTAACTTGATATAAACCTTCATACTCAGGTATATCTTTCCATATTTCTTTTTCCATAACTTAAATTTTAAAAAGGTAAATCTTTTTTCATCTTTTCACTAAACGAAAGTAATTCTTTTCCGTTTACTACATCGGGTTCGATTAAAGGAAGTTTAGCCGGAAAACTATTTGATATTGGTTTCGTGTTTCTTTGTGCGTAAACTTTACGACCAAAATTATCAATCATGTAATACTGATATTTTTCTATATCTAAATACATTTTGTAAGTTCCGTTTTTTGATACACCTTTTGGTTTACTTTTAGCTACTTTCAAATGTACTTCATTAATTTCATATACATTTCCATCACTATCTGTCAATCCAGTTGGTGGCCTCCAAGGAATTAAAACTGATAAACCTTTACGGAACCATACTTGACCTCCAGCAAAATCTCGAGCTGTTGGCATTGGATAAAATGTATGTTCATTTCGTGTTATTGGTGCCTGGTCCCGAACGTGATTAATAATACAGTTATGTCGGTTTGTTTTACGTGCGTTTTTTCGTGCCAATCCTAAAATTCTACTAAGGTATTTATCTTCTCTGCCTAAGTCTGAATGAATATAGTTTTCAGTTAATTCATTCCAAGGGTCAATTGTCGTAGTGTGAATGTTTATTTCGTATTTACGTTCAATCTCATCAACCATTTCATAAAACTTTTCAAGTGTTAAATCCTCATCAATCGGATCAATTACTATAAAATGCTCATTAATAAAATTCTCTGCTATTGTTTGCTCCGATAAACTCATTGTATTTTCGTGTTTTGCGTATGGTTTACCGATATACTTATAACAAAGTTCCGAGAATATCTCAGCTGAACTTCCAGTTTCAGGAGAAAATATAACATGATTCCAATTATGTAAACACGAAAGATTAATTAAAAACTCAAACCATAACTCAGTTTTTCCACTTGCTGGTGCTGCTCCGATATACGTTGTACATCCCTCTTTGATTGTGTATGGTAATAAATCCCAATCCCAACCAACTGATTTACCTTTTACGTTTAATTCGTTTCGTATTGCGAATAACTCGCTTGAAACTTCTTGAAGTCGTTTAAACATTATTCGTGTATTATTTGAGGTGTATAACTATTACCGTTGTCTGTAACATCAAATCCGTATTTATCTATTACATCAGTTCTACTAAAAAATTCAGGAGTACAATACTGGTAATTTTTTTCCTTATGGTATTGATTAGATTTGCAATTTATAATTGCATTCATAACTTGATTTTTTGTATATCCTTGTTTTAATAATGATGAATACTTAGATTTTACTTTATCATTAAAAACTTGAAATTTTCTATTGAAAGTAACATTAATAAATTGAAGCAACGCTTCATAATCTATTTTCTCTTTTACTTTCTCTTCTTCTTTCTCTTCTTCTTGTTGGGTAGGGTATACATAAGCCCCTTGCGTACCCCCTTGCCAAGGGTCTTCATTAGGGTATCTTTTACTCATTTGAGAAATATAGCCATCTATTTGTTTATCAATAGAATGCTTCTGAGAAAGGTATGCAAATTTAACCATTCCATTAAGCTCCGTATCTTCATTAGTAAACTGTTTTTTTAATAAAGCATCGTAAAACGCAAGTCTATCTTTGTCGTTTAATTCGTTGGCTACTTCCCAATAGCTACGATAAAAGTTAAATGCTTTTCTCATCTTCTATCAGTGCTATTTGTTTACGTAATTCCTTGCTAAATTTTATCGCTGTTGCTTTATCTAAGCATATAAAATGTTCAACCCCTTGATTCATTTCAATTCCAACATAAATTTCGTGATGAGTATTACAAAGACATCGCAACTCATGTTCGGTTGTTTCAGATTTTACCGAACCATAAAAAATTAATTGTACCATTTTAGGTATAAAGGTTTTCAGAAAACCAGTAAACTTTTAGTCATAAAAAAAACCCTTTAGCGTTCGGGTGCAGCCTACTAACTAAAGAGTTTATAATAATTTCCTTAATTTACCTCTGCACAGGTTTTACAAATATAACAATTATTTTTTAATCTGATTCGAAATTTTTATAATAATTATTTGATATGTTAACTTTTATTCTCCACCGTTTTAATTTACGGTAGTCAATCTTTTGCTTTGCGTTGTATATTATCATTACCAATACTTAATTATAAAATGAATAACTACATACCAAAATATAAAACCTATTACAAACGGTAATAAACATCCTAAACGTTTCATAGCTTTTCCAATTCAGTTACAACAGACTTCCAAAACACGATTTTATCTAAGTCTAAGGTTTCCCAAACATGAGAATGAGCCAAATATATTGCTATTTTTTTAGCTGTTAACTGGTGTTTTATTTCTAAACCTACATAAATATCATCCATTAGGTTTATCGCTTTTTGCTTAGGTGTCATATATTAGCTTTTACAATTACTGAATCCGTGTTTACAATCTTAAAACTACGCAATTTTCTGTATTCTTGTTTAAATTGTATTAATCGCATTCCTTTTTCTGTTTTACAAACTTTCTCAAAGTATTCTTTTCCCTTAGTAACTTCTTTATAAACACGATTTAATACTTGTTGTAAGTCCTCAGGAGTAGTATATTCAAATGTGCAAGTAACTTCTTTCGTTTTCATATACGATAGTATTTATTTGTTTGTGAATCATACCTAACATTGTATGCTTTGGCATGGCAAATTCTTAAATATAACTCCATGTTAAACTTACCTATGTTTTTTTTCTCTTGGTCTTTCCAATACCTGATAATCTCTATCAAAGTTGGATTGCTTTTTTTAGGCTCTCTCATCGCATGAATTTTAAAATACAATACAATGCTCCAACGATAGCGAAAAGTATCACTGGAAAGCCTAAAAACGTGTAAATAACGTCTTTGTGTTCATCTGTTGTCGGTTTAACATCGTCCAACAAGTTGTTTAATCTGTTTTTCATAACTTAAATTTTAATTGTTTCAGCAAATATACTATTCTTTTTAATATAAGTTACGTTTTTTAACAATTATTTTTTAGGCAATAAAAAAACCCCTACTTTTTATAGGGGTCTTTCAGTTAAAACAATTAAACCAAATTATGATTAGATATGCAAATATAAACTATTTTAATTTCTTAGAAACATATCTGCCTAAAATTTTACCTACAAAAGTGAGAAGACCATTTTGAGCATCGACTTTCACCTCGATGTTGTCAGCAGTCTTACTCACTTCTATATCCAGTTTCTTAGTGTCTAATTTTACCTCACTTGAATTTTCGTCTTTATGAATTTCCAACGATGCGTCATTCACTTGAATTTCAACATCAACCTTTTTTTTCTTTGCCATTATTTTATAAATTTAGTATATACTGATTTTCCTTTAATCTTTGTCATTCTTAATGCTTCTTTTCGGTTTCCACTTGCTTTGTAGCTTATATGAAACCAACCAGCTTGTGTTTCTGTTCCGCCCTCAAATATAGCTTGGTCAAAATCTAAATTCTCGATTATCCAAACAAATAATTCTTTGTCATGTAAATCTAAGTCCATTGCCTCACCTTTGCAATGCTGTGAGGATTTCGAGCCACCGATAACTTTATTCAAAAGTACAGAACGAAAACCCGAATTGATTTTAATTGGCCCACCTACCTTTTTTCTAATAGGCTCAAAAACTTTCTCACAAAGTAATTTAGCTTTTGCAGTTTCGCTTTCATTCATCTTATTTAAGATGCTATGCTTTGTAGCTGATTCCGACCTTTCAAATTCAATAAGTGATACGTGTTCAGATAGTTTCATCTTCTAATTCGTTTTTCGGTAAAATTGCATAAAAATTATTAAATAAACCTTGTTTGTTTTTTTCAGTTTGTTCAATCAATGCTGTTTTACCATAACAATCATATAATCGTTGTTTAAGTTCTTGAACTTCGGTATGCGTGTACCATAACCATATCGCCAAAACTCCCGTTGCTCCTTGTTTTTTAATCACGTCTAAAAGTTCGTTTAGATTTATCATTTTTTTATTCATAAAATTAAAATTGAAGTGTTATAACCGTTTCCATTTGGATAACTACATTCATTCCCACAACATCCACTGCAGCCATGACATTCAATCATAGGTCGTAAATCAGTATCTTTGTTTTCTTCTGAAATAAACTCCGGGAATAAGTTTTTATTTTTAATTAGATATTTAATCAATCGCTCTTCAAAGAATGCCGCCTTTTGTGCGTAGTGTTCCATACCAAATGCCACCTCTCTTTGACTTACCGAACTTGAAAAATCCCCATTTTGTAATTGAAGACCTTTATTTTTAAGTTGATATGTTAAACCAAAGACAGCATCCTCAGCACTTCTCCACGCAACTATCGGTTGAATGAATTTAATTAGTGTTTCTTCAGGGCTTCCCGGTAATGCTAATTGTTGATTATAAACATCCAGCATATAATTAAAAAAAACAGTTCCTAAAATTGGCATCACTCTTAATTGTGCCTGAGTAGCTATATAAGGAGTAACATCCGTAACGTCAACATTTGCTGTTATCGGTGTATTCGTTTTTAAGTATGTTTCAGTAATAAAATATAACATTAGACAATAGGTGTTTCTTGTTTTGGAATAGGAACTATATCGCCACCCTCTATTGGTGGTAAACTTGCTAAGGCTCTAATTTCGTTTGGTGTCATAGAACCGAGAACTTTTGTAGCTACCAAAGGGGACATTGTATTCAAAGCATCGCTTGTTTTACTTGCACTTTCAGCAACTTCGACAATCGTTTCATTAATGATTTGAAAATTATTGATTCTTAATTCTCCTTTTACTTTTGCAATATGCAATAATTCGTTAAATATATCTTCGACAATTTCTCTCAAAGGTTTTACAACGTTCTTTTCAAATATAACGTATGCTTGTTTTATATCACTACCGGACCCAAGTGAGCCAGTTGTACGAACTCCCATTAATATAGGGTCAATAGTATGAGCAAAACAAATCTGTTCTGTATTTAAACTTGAAGCCTCTTGAAATAGTTTATCATTTGCGTTGGTTGGTAAACTTTCAATCTTTGGTAATTGCTCCGGAGCATTCGCAAAGAACGCAACTGCCTTACCAGCATTTTCAGCACCCTTTAATTTGTCAATTGTTCGTCTAATCATTGACTTTTCCTCTTCACTTTGCGGTCGCTTAGGGAACATCATAGCAAAAGACGGGAATACCGCATTCTGAATGTTTGATTTTGCTAAATAACTTAACTCCCCACTTAAAAAAGCAAAGTTCAAAGCACTTGAATACTGAGGTAACGGATAAAAGTCTTGACCAATACAAGGTAACTCATATATAAATAACTGCTCTAATTCTTGATTTAATGGATTGTAAGGCACTATCTCCTCTACATCAATACGTGATGACCAATCCTCGCAAATAAAGTATGTTTGACCGTCTCTCGAACGTCTTATTTTCTCCGGTGATAGATTATCAATTCGTTTTATTTTTCCACGTTCTGAAAAACACAATCTAAAATATACGCGGTTATGAATTACAAGTTGTTTTGTAACTATTGAAGCAGTCTTTTTTAGCTTTAATTTGTTTTCAAATGCATACAAATCTAACTTTTCTTCATTTGTAAGTTTATCAATGATAATGTTAAACCCACCCCCAACAACTGCATTTACTTTATAATCAACTATCGCACCATGCAAAGGCGAAGTGTAATACATTTGATTTAAAACCTCTGGATATAAATTGTCCTGTCCGAATGGAATGTAACCAGCAACCTGATAACGACCATTCACATAAGGTAATGCAAGATTTGCACCACCAATTTTAACAAATGGTGTACTGAAAGACTGATAACCCTCCACAACTTCAACACTTTGCTTTTCACTTTTAGAAAATATATTGTACCATGCCATAATTAATCGTAAATTGAGTTTACAACTGCTCCAGAAACAACCATACGACCCTCTTCGATAATAATTCCCGTAGTGTCTTCAATCGTTATCGGTGCAATTAATGATTCATAAACAGAATAAGTGTACTGTCCTTTTGTTAATTCAACATCAACCGGCTCATCTAATAAGAATTGATTAAACCTTTCAGGATACGTTGAAATATCTGTTGTTGTAAATAAAATCGGGTCGCTTTCCGGGTTCATTTCGTTTTGAAACACGAATAAATAAAAAGGATTTGTTAACGAACTAACCTCTGAAAGTGTTAATACGATATTGTTTACCTCATCCTTGTTTATGTAAATCATAACTATATTAAATTAGTTCGTCTTTTTGTTTAAAAAAAAAGCACCCCGAAGAGTGCTAATTTTGATAAGAGTAAGCGAATTAAATAACAGATAATACAGTTGCCTCAGTAACCTCATAGGCTAAAAAGTCATTTTGTGCTAATAGTGAAACACTGTATTTTGAACCATCTGCTCTGGCAGTTCCAGAACCCTCAGCCGATGCTGTTAATTGTAAGAATGGAAAATACCAATACTTACCATTTGCATCCTGTACAATTGCATTTAAATACTGTTGACCAGCACCCAAAACTTTAATAGCTTGTGACTTCGATTGATCACGTCTATGGAACATTAAAGTAATTGTTTGAGTGTAATAAGACGAACCATTGATTAAATCAATAGCAGCCTCTTCAGTATAGCTTCCCGTATTTCTTCTGATTTCAAATTCAGTGTAAACGTTTGCTGGATTTGTTAATGTAATTGAATCGATAGTCCACGTTAAAGTTGGATTTAAAGTGAATGTATCAATGTTATCTTGTTGGTTTATCCACACTTTGTAGATTCCCCCGGAGTTGTTATCGCATGATTTTACGATTCCCTCTAATGCTTCACATGACATATTTATATATTTTTTTATGTTTTACAAAAAAGGGGCGAGGTTATCCCCACCCCTTAAATTATTTATTAGTTAATGATTAATCAAAACAATCAGCCCAAACAGCAATTTGCTCAGGGTTTGTGTAATAGAAACCAGCTTTAACATTTGCACGTGTACGGATATAAGGCTCAGCAACTGAATCAGTCAAGTTAACTGCTTTCAATGCTTTTGAATCTCCCTCTGCATCAAATGCGTAAATCAAATCGTCTTTCAATGAAGCTACGATTGTGTTGTCAGGCATACCCTCACAAACTACAACTTTAATTCCTAAGAAAGTCAATCCCAAAGGTAAAGTTACATAAGTCAAAGTGTTACCAGATGCAGCAGCAAGTTCGTATGCAGCAGCTACATTTGAAGAAACTCTAAAACGTAAATCAGCTTTTTTGAATCTTACTGATGCTGGTAGTCCATTAAGTACAGCCTCAAAAGTAGCCAATACATTTGAAGTATTAATAGCACCACCACTTGTATAAGCAAGGCTTCCACCGTCTTTACAAAGTCGAGTTAAATAACCGTCACAAAGTGCCAATAAATCATTCTCGCTTGTGATATCACCTTGCCATCTGATTAACTCGATATCCTCTTCGATTTGTTTTGCCATTTCTCCCCAGTAATAGTTCATGAAAGACGGTACTGAGAAATCACCGTTAGAACCTTGAGTCATTTGCAAAGCAACGAAAGATTGCTCTAAGTCAAATTGACAGATTTGAGCCATTGCAGAGAATGCACAAACATCGATATCAATAGCATTCAATGAATCATTTGGAGCAGTAAAAGCACAAGTTGATGCTTGTAAAATAGACCCAAATGTTACGTTACCAAGTTTTGTACGAGATTTAATTCCCGGCAAAGCCCGATAAGTATCTGCCACATCAGCAGTTAAATAAGCACGAGAATAAAACTCGTTAGGATTCGGACATAACAATGCGTTTGTTTCAATATCCAAATCAAATTTTAATTTTCTTTCCATTTTTATTGTTTGATTTTAATTAATTACTTAGTTTGTTTAATGCACTGAACTTTTCAGCGATTGACATTTTTACCTCAGATTTAAGTTCGATTTCCTCTTCGGATTTTTCCACTAACATTTCCTCAATTTGAGTTTTTAAGTCAGCGATAATTTTTAATAAATTGTTTACTTGCTCCTCAAGAATTGGTGTAACGATAGCCAAAACAGCTTCAGCATCCGTTGTCGGGTCAACTGCCATTTTTTCTTCTTTTACAACCTCTTCTGTTGCAAGTTCTTCGGGTGCCGGTTGCTCATCAATTGGCTCGGTTTCGGTTGTTACTTCCTCTTCGACAACTGATTCACTTTCCATTGCAACCTCTTCTTTCGGTGCATCTTTAATCTCGATAATTTCTCCGCCTTTTACAACGTAGACTTTACCTTCAATTAGATGTTCGCCATCAGGTAACTTCATATTATTTAATTTTAAGTGATTACTTAATTTAAGACCCAAAAACCCCTCAATAGAAAACCCGATTTGCTCATTACCAACTAATTCAGCATAGTATTCTTTGTCAGTGATTTGAGCAGTTAACATCAATGTACCTTTAGGAACTTCAATTCCAAACGTTGTAAATGCTTTATCATATTCCGGATTGTCTACAATCCATGATTCAAGAATAAAAGCCGGAACCGTTTGTGCTTGGTCATGTTCTAAGTTAAATACATCGCGGTTTTTTAAATCTTGCATGAATTTAGCATGGATTTGTTCTATTGTTTCCGCTGTAAATTGTACGTAATACTCGCCCGTTTCGTCATCCCGTCTATATATCTCCATTGGAATCATTGCCGGTGCTGTTACACGATATTTTACATCATCTGCAAATAACATTTTGGCATCATGGTTGAATGCCATACCCTTAACTTTAATAGCCGGATTTGAAGTAAATGCGATTTGTTCAATGCCTAATTCTTGACCGTCTGAATACTCAGGGTCAATAGTGATTTTATAAACCGGTAGGTCTTTGGTCATGCCTATATTAAATTTTATTTATATTTGTTCAAAAATTATAAATATGATTGAAGTGTTAGGTCGGCAAATAGCCAATAAAATGAATGAAATTACTGTTGAGGAATTTGAAAAGATTTCTGCAATACATAACGATTCCGAACTTGACAATGTAGAGAAACATATTCGTGTTTTTGAAGTCGTTGGAATAGACGAAGAGGAATGGGATGACTTTAATTATTTCGTTGAAAAGACCCGAGAATTTAACAATGACAATTACGAAAAAAAAGAGCCAATCGGAGAAATTGAAATTGACGGATATACCTACAAAGCTGAATTAAAACTATCTGTAAAAGACACAAAGCTAATTGAAAAGCTAATCAACAAAACAAATAAACATAACGTTGCTGATATACTCGCTATCATGTTTAAACGTACCGATTTGAGCAATACAGAACACTATGCCGATGCTCACTTAAAACACAAAGCAAAACTATTTAGAATGCAACCTGCTGAAATTGCTATCCCTTATATAACATTTGTAACAGAAACAATTTCAAATCATGCTAATAAACAAGCTTCCGACAAAGTGGAATCAAATAACGATTGAGCAATTTCTTGAACTTAGAAACTTAGAAAAGTCAGACGGTGTTTTTAGCTATCAAATTGATTTGATTTGCACTTTATTAGATGTTTATCCCGAAGAGTTTGACGATATTACAATCCAAGAACTTGACGAATATATAAGCAAAATAAAGTTTATAAACTCGGAGCCACCAAAACAATATCTTTCAGAATTTGATAAGTTTAAATTGAAGCCATTATCTAAATTAACACTTGGCGAGTTCATTTCTTTGGAATCATATTTCTCAGATGACTATGTAAAGAAACTGCCAAACATTATAGCAATACTTTATCGTAGGTTTCGTGTTAATGAATGGGGCGATAATACCCTCGAATCTTATAATTATAATTCAAATGACCGTTTAGATTGGTTTCTTGATTTTCCTATTACGCACGTTTACGGAATACTTCCGGAATACATGAAATTTAGAGAATCTATTATTGACCAATACCAAAATCTTATGGATGAAACAGAACAAGACGATTACGAGGAAACAGAACAGTTGGATGCTGAGGAACGCAAAGCAATAGATGACGAAAAACGACAGAAAAAATGGGCTTGGGAGCAGCTTATATGGTCGCTTTGTCAAGAAGATTTAACTAAGTTTAATGCTGTTTGTGAATTACCCTTAATTCTTGTGTTCAACTTTTTAGGAATGAAAAAAGAATTAAACATTTAGTATTCCAATGCAGCCCAAAACTCACCAAATAACGGATTAAAGTCATAGATTACGTTTTGCTTTTTACGTAGCATTGCACTCACTTGAACTAATGGATATTTTTGTGTTAAAAAAGCTAAATACTCAGCATACATTTCACTAATAATACCCTCACTTTCTAAACGATTATTAAACTGCCTAACTAAGTGATAAGGTTCGATTGATATTGTTCCATTATTTAGAAACCCAAAGTAATACGCAGCCAGTATTTCGATTCTTAAATTACCCTCAGTTGTAAATTTAGCATTTATCCTAACTGATTCATACAAAGTACCCGTATCTATTAACGCATCCTCTTTGATAACTTTTTTAAGAACACGTGCGGCTTTGTTTCTTATTTTGTATTTAAGTCTAAATTCTGCTGCTGGCATACCTATATTAAAATTAATCTCCTATTTGTTCAGGAACTTGACAATCTGTATAATTGCTAATCGTACACGTAACTGTCATTACCCACCCCGCTGCATAATCTAATAAGTCGTTGTTTAAAGGTCGCATTGTTGGTGGTGCCATTATATCTATTGAATAGTCATTACTATCAGTAAACCATACATAAAAGTCGTTTAATATCAAATGACAATCGCTTAGAATTACGTTTATATTTGCTCGGTCTTTTTGTATAATATCCATGCAATAAATTTCAAGTTGAATATCCGTAGTAAACCCCTCAACTCCTGGTGTTGCATCTATTGGAGCAATATAAACCAAAGGGTATTTTTCGTCTTTCGTTGCGAAATTAGGTAACTGTTCTACAAAGTCAGAACCTACCTTTTTAACTTGCAAATGATTATTATAAAACGTTGAAATTTTATTTATTAAACTTTGGTATGAAATCATAACGTTGCGTTTTTATTGATTTTAGCGATTTTATTTTGCGTGTTTGTTAGTTCGGTTTCACTTACTACCGCCTTAACTGTTATTTCGGTTGCTTGTGTTTGACCATTTGCACCTACATTATTCATATTATTACCCTGTCCGAATAAATTGAATGACGGTGTCGCTCCAGTTGTCGATGTTGAACTTGCACCCGGCAATGACGGTTGATTAGTGCCACCCCCACCAGCAGTTGATGTGAATTGTGTTGATGCTATTTTAGCGATATTAGCAGCTGATATAGCAGCGGTTGCAACTAAGTTAGCAATTCCAATCGGATTAGGTACAACTCCAATAGCCAATGGAGCAGAAGCTAATGAAGCTGTAATTGCTTTTCCGGCATCCACAATGGCACCAGCTAATTGTAAAGATTTATTAAACTTAAATTGTTTTTTAGCTAACTCTTCCTCTTCCTTACTGCCCTTTTTAACTTTTGACATTTTAGCAGCAAAGGCAATATCGCCAATTGCTTGAATGGATTTAACTCCGGATTCTGCAATTTGTAAATCATCCTGAGCAGCTTTTATTTTAGCATCCCGTATTTTTTTAGCCTCATCTTCTTTTAGCTTGACTTCTTGGTCGCTATATTTTTTAGTAATATCTGCAAGTTCTTTCTCTTGTTGCTCTTTTAGTTTTTTGGTATCTAATCCAAATTTCTCAGC